TGGCAACCACTATCAAATCAACTGATCTCGATTTTGATACAATAAAAAGTCGATTAAAAGATTATTTAAGATCAAAAGACGAGTTTGCAGATTATAATTTTGAAGCATCGGGTTTATCAAACATTCTCGATGTTCTAGCATATAATACACACTTTAATGGTTTAACAGCAAACTTTGCTCTTAACGAATCATTTTTAAATACATCACAACTAAGATCTTCGGTCGTATCTCATGCCGAAGCTCTTGGATACGTTCCAAGATCTTACGCTGCATCAACAGCTTTGCTTAATCTGCAAGTAGTTATAACTGATTCAGTCAGGCCAGCGACAATTAGATTACCTCGTCTTACAACCTTTACTTCTTCGGTAGATGGTATATCATACACCTTTCAAACACTTGAAGCGTATAATGCAAATGATGATGGAAATGGAATATATTCTTTTATTAGTGATACCGGAAGTACATCAATACCTCTATATGAAGGTACTCAAAAAACAAAGACATTCTTTGTCGGTGAAACAGAAGATGAACAAATCTATGTACTGACTGACATTACAGCAGACACAAACTCTCTTGATGTTAAAGTGTATGAAACATCTTCGAGTAGCTCATACGAATCTTATACTAATTTAAGAGATGCAGTTTCAATCGAAACAACATCTACTCTTTTCCAAATCAAAGAAGTACCGAATGGATATTATGAATTATTATTTGGTGACGGCGTAACAACAGGAAAAACTCCAAGTGCTGGAAATAAAATAGTTGTTACATACTTGTCAACAAAAGCTGGAGCTGCAAATGGTGCAACAACTTTTACACCATCAGCCGAACTTTCAGTCGCAGGATATGGAAACTATCCTATTGTAGCAACAACCGTTTCTGAGTCTGCTGGTGGTGCTTTTAAAGAATCACTTGATTCAATTCGTAGAAATGCACCTCTTGGATTTGCGACTCAACAAAGATTAGTAACAGCCGAAGATTATCGTGCTCGTATTCTTGCAAAGTATAGTAATTATATGAATGACGTAGTTGCATGGGGTGGAGCTGACAATGATCCTCCAAAATTTGGTGCTGTTTATGTAGCGATTAACTTTAAAAGCACAATAGGTGCATCAACTCAAGCTACGATTAAAGATGAGATAGTTGACAATATTACTAGTAATTTATCGATTATGTCAATCGATACTCTTTTTGCAGAATCGACTACAACATTTCTTGAATTATCTACATTCTTTAATTTGGATCCTGATTTAACAAATTCTACACCAAGAGCAGTCGAAAATTTAATTGAGTCGACTATTCAATCATATATTACTAATAATTTAAAACGATTTAATAAAGTATTTCGAAGATCTCAGTTATTAGCAATCATCGATGATTTAGATATTGCTATACTGAATTCACGGATGGATGTTAAAATACAACAAAGATTTACACCGACAACTGGTTCTGCTCGAACGTATAAGCTTACTTTTCCTGTATCTTTAGCATCTCCTGATGATGTCTTTAGAAGAATCACCTCGACTCGATTTGTTTTTAATGACAGTGTATGTACTATTCGAAATGCTTTGAATTCAAATAAACTTGAGATTGCTGATGTAGACGGAAATGTTTTACTCGATAACATTGGATCATATGATGATGGAACTGGAGTAGTGAACATTGTTGGATTCAATCCTCAATCAATTGAAGGATCTACAGAGTTAAAAATATCATGCACGCCATCAAATCAAAGTACAGTACGTCCATTAAGAAACTATATACTTGATTTTGATCTCGATCGATCAGTGACAACAGCACAAATTGATTATCAAGAAACAAGATTGACATTGTAATATGGCACATAAGTTAAGCGATAATAATAGAAGAGATTTAAATTTAAGTAGACGTAAAGTACGAGAGGTTTTACCCGAATACTTTACTTCTGACTATCCTGATTTAGTTAAATTTCTTGAATACTATTACGATTTTCTTAATCAAGATGATCAACCGAATAGTTATGAAATTGATATTAAACAATTGTATCGAGTTAGAGATATACCAGAGACAGAACTTGATAATCTAAATCGTATTATTAATGAGCTAAGCGCAGGATTAGAAAATGGTGATCTATTCGTGGATCCAAGATTTACAGCTCGAAGATTTTCAGATTTTTATCAATCAAAAGGATCGCTTAATTCAATTAAAGAATTCTTTCGAGCATTCTTTCAAGAAGAAATAGAAGTTGAATATACAAAGAAAGATGTTTTTATTGTAGGTGATGATCTTAGTAAAATAGGATTTGATTCTCTTAAATATATTCAGGACTATGGTTTGTATCAAACATTTGCATTACTTATCAAGACAGGAATAGGCACAAATACTTGGAGCGCACTATATAAGAAGTATGTTCATCCAGCCGGCTGGTACTTTCAAGGGCAAGTGATTAATGAAGGTATCGCAGATTTAAATTTAAACTTAATGCCATTATCAATTCCAGATTCTGGTGTAGGACCTCAACTTGTAGGTGAAGGTATAGCAACACCGATTGGCCCATTTGTAAATATGACAGCCGAAACTCTAGGTATTACAGTTGATGTTGATCGAAATATAATTAGCTTTATTGACTCGGCTGGTCAAGGAGATTCAGATACTTCTGGTTCTCTTCTTCAACGTTACACTGAAGACATTGTTAGACTTGTTTCTCCGAATGCGCCGACAATGGACGATAGTGATACAGACAATGGACCAGACATGTCAGCAAATGAGTTCTTCTTATATACAATGGATGGCGTAATTCATACAGATTCTGATCAAAGAAGCTAAACTTTGATTATAAATAAAGATAAACGTAAGGGTTAAAAATGACAAGACAAAATATTGGAATTGGCTCTTCTGCTAATGATGGTAGTGGTGATACTCTCAGAGCAGCTGGTCAAAAAATCAATGAAAATTTTGTAGAGATATATCAACGTCTTGGCGGAGACAGTGATATTCTTTCCGCACAAGTATCTCTTGTTGATAGTGCAATTATTTTTGAAGGCACTGGCATTGATGATTATGAAACAAGATTAGAAGTTGCTAATCCTACAGCAGATCGCACTATTACTTTTCCTAATGCCACTGGTAGTGTTGTGCTTGATACGACTTCACAGACTCTTACAAACAAAACTCTCACATCACCATTTTTAACAACTCCTCAGATTGATGACACTTCGGCTGATCACCAATATATCTTTGCACCAAATGAATTGGCAGCTGATCGTACAGTTACACTACCATTGCTTGCAACTGATGATACTTTTGTTTTTGCAGATCATACAGAAACTCTTTTAAATAAAACTTTAAGCAATCCAGAAATTAATACTCCAGTTTTAGTCGGAAATATAATTGATTCTTCTGGCCATGAAATACTGACTCTTTCAACAGTAGGAAGTGCAGCAAATCACGTAACAATAACAAACTCAACTGGTGATCCAGGAATAGCTGTAGCCGGTTCGAGCACAAATGTAAGTTTAAATCTTTCGTCAAAAGGAACAGGCGCAGTTAAGATTCAAACAAAGTTAGCTTATAATTCAGAAACATTTGATGCAGCATCTGGAGCAGTATCAGTAGCAGTTCCTCTTACTGTTTTTAATCGAGTCACAAATATAGCTGCAACTCTTGCAAATGGAACAATTACTGGTGAATCTAAGAAATTTGTTAACATTAATACTGGAGTTACAACTGTTACACCCACAACATTTGCGCAAGGAACTAGTTTTACATTACAGCAATACGGTGCTGCCGAAGCGATTTGGGTAAATAGTGTTGGATGGCACATACTCGGATTCGATTCATCATCAACTCAATATATAACCATTACTTAAGAGATAGACAATGCCAGCAATTATTACAGATACTCTTAAACGACAGCTAATAGGAACACTCTTTACCGAAGCAACGAGTGGAGTAGTAAATTACTATATTGGTGTTGGTCGCTCAGAAACATGGGACAGTTCAGATACAGTTCCGACTCCTACTAATTCTCTTCGGACTCAAAGAAATGCTCGTTTTCCTCTACAAGCGGTTAAAAAAGTAGCAGACGTATCTCATGTAGTTCCAAGATACACTTGGTCACAGGGCTCAATTTACAACGCGTATGATGATATTTATTCAACAGTTCCTGATAATTCTTACTACGTTTTAACTGATGAAAATCAAGTTTACATTTGTTTACAGCAAGGAAGAACTTCGGCTGGAATTGCAGTTACTTCAACAATTAAACCGACTGGAACGTTAATAAAACCTTTTACGACTTCTGATGGATATGTTTGGAAATATTTGTATTCATTAGGTGGAGCAACTTCTTCTAGATTTCTGTCTAGTAATTTTATCCCTGTTCAAATCATTAATGATTCGGCTACATCACCATTATTAAATAGTATACAACAAACACAAGCAGCTATACAAGAAGCTGCGAGTCCAGGGCAAATTGTTGGAATTAAATTAAAAACTGGAGGCACTGGCTATACTTCTGCTCCTACAGTAAGTATTAATGGATCTGGGTCCGGAGCAGCAGCAACTGCTACAGTTTCGGGTGGAGCAATTGTTAAGATTGAAATGGATGCGAGTGTAGATTCTGGCATAACCATGGGTCATAGTTATACATTTGCTGGCATATCATTCTCTGGTGGTGGAGGCTCTGGTGCAACTGCTCGAGCTATTTTAGGTCCAGATGCTGGCATAGGTGCAGATGCGCGAAATGATCTTTCTTCTACTTCTCTTATGTTTAATGTAAAACCAGCCGGTGCTGAAAACGACGATTTCTTTATTAATCAAGATTTTAGACAAATTGTTCTTATGAAATCAATAGGTGATTCTGCTGACGGTACATCATATTCAGAAGATACTGGTAGAGTATTAAGATATTTACAATTAACTTCAGTCTCAGATGCTAGCACCTTTCAAGCAGATCAAACTATAACATCTGGAAACGCTTCGGCTATTATTGATGCTATTGATAGTGATAGAATATATGCTCATCAAACTGAAGACACTGGATTTGTTTCATTCGCTGAAGGTGCTTCAGTCTCAAGTACTCCAGGATCGGGTACTCTTAAATCTGCTGGATTTGATGCTGACGATGATGCATTCACAAACGAAGATGTAAATAATTTTTCGGGTGATATTCTTTATGTAGAAAATAGAGCAGCAGTTCTTAGATCTGCAGATCAAACCGAAGATATTAAAGTTGTAATTTCATTATAAGGTAAAATAGATGGCGACTCAACTCACAAGTAATACACTATCCGGAACTTATAAAGACGATTACGCTGATAGTGCTGGATATTATCGAATACTGTTTAATAGTGGAAAAGCTTTGCAAGCTCGCGAACTTACGCAAATGCAAACTATTCTACAAAAACAAATATCGAGATTTGGAAATAATATATTTAGAGAAGGCGCTGTAGTTAAACCAGGGCCTCAAGCTTTAAACAACGGTTATGAGTTTATTAAATTAAATACGACTGTCGAAGGACTTCCAGCGACTCCGACTAGTTTAGTAGGAGCTACGTATACAGGATCTACTTCATTAGTTGAGTTTAAAGTATTAGAAGTAGTCACTGCTTCAGGATTGGATCCTGCGACTTTATACGTGCAATACACAAGCACAATTAATTCTACTAAATCAACTACGACTCCAATTAAAGTAACTGCGGGTGAAACTCTTACGTCGCCTTCTGGTAAAGATCTAATTGTGCAGACTACTGACACAGTTGCAAATCCAGCAATTGGAACAGGAATTAAATACTCGATTGATTCTGGAATATATTTTGCTAAAGGATTCTTTATTTTTACTGAAAGACAATCACTTATTGTTTCAAAATATAGTGATACTTTTACTGGCGATTTAGGATATAAAATTGTAGAAGAAGTTCATACATCTGCGGACGACACTTCACTTTTCGATAATCAAGGTGCCACTCCTAACATTGCAGCTCCCGGTGCTGACAGATTAAAAATTAGCCTTGTGTTATCTCGTAGATCAGATCTTGCTGGAGATGAAAACTTTATTCAAATTTCACGAATTGAGGAAGGTGCGTTATACAATACGATTAGCACAAATGATGCTTATAATATTCCAAATGAAATAATGGCGACAAGAATTAAAGAAAATTCTGGTGACTATACAGTAAAACAATTTAAAGCTTACTTTGATGAAGATTCATCAAATACTCATTTATTATTGAAAGTAAGTGATGGTATTGTAGTAGTTGATGGTTATAGAGCAGCAAAGAATTCTCCTACAGATATTCGAGTAGCAAAAGCTACAGATACTTATCAAGAGGAAAACGAATTTATTTCAATTGACTTTGGAAATTATGTCATCGTAGATCCAGCAAACACTTCTGGATTACCAAACATTGATACATTTGAGCAATTGAATATTCGAGATACAGTTGATTATGGCGGTTCAACAATTGGAACATGCCGAGTAAGACATATCAGCGAAGACGGTGCTAACTATCGTTATCATTTATTCGACATTGTCATGAATTCTGGTTCGCAGTTTGAAGACGGCAAATCAATTGGAACAAGTGGAACTAATTATTTCAATCCTACTCTTACATCGGGTAGAGCTGTAAGATATGAAACAAATAAAAACACTATGCTATTTCCTTTACCGCTTGATCGTCCAAAAGAATTAAACGTAGCCGATATTACTCTTACAATACAAGAAAGATTAACAGGAACTTTCTCGAGTAATACTGCAGATATCTCTACATCAACTGGAACTTTAACAAATACTGGTGATTGGGTAGTCTCTGCAAATGATAGTGCTGTTATTCAGAACTTTAGTGTAAGCGGAACTCTTACTGATGGAACTGCTACAGTTACTGCTACAAATGGAGTAGCTGATGGATCAAATTACGAATTTATAGTATACGCTGCAAAGGCTGGTACTCCTCGATCTAAAACACTAGAAACTAATATTATAACAGCTACAATTGAATCTGATGGTGCTGGAACTGCTTTTCTTGATCTAGGAAAACCGGACATATACAAACTAACTGAAGTTGTAAATAAGTCTGATAGTGATGAAGATTACTCTGGATATTTTAATTTAGATAATGGCCAGAGAGATAACTTTTATGGACAAGGAAGACTCGTGCTTAAGGGTGGACAAACTGCACCAAGCGGAGATGTTCATATTGAATATCAATATTTTAGTCATGGCACGAGCGGTGATTTCTTTGCTGTTAATTCATACACTGGACAGGTAGAATATAAAGATATACCTAATTACAACGGAAGAAATCTAAGAGATGTTTTAGATTTTAGATCAGTAAAAAATTCAAGTGGAACATTCAGTGGAGGCGATGCTCGAGTGCATGAGTTACCTCAGCCGACTGATACGATTCAAGTTGATGTAACTTACTATCTTCCTCAGTCTGGAACTTTAGCGATTGACACAGACGGTGTATTAAAATACATAAGAGGAACAAGCAATACATATCCAGCATATCCTTATGTTCCGGAAAAACACATGGCGCTTTATAACTTTGTGCTAAATCCAAATACTTTGCATGATTCTGATCTTTTTGTTTCTCCTGTATATAATAAAAGATATACAATGGCGAATATTAATGAATTAGAAAAAAGAATCGACCAACTCGAAGAGTTCACCACATTGAGCTTACTTGAAGTTGGAACTGAAACTTTAGTTCTTCAAGATTCAGCAGGATCAGATAGATTAAAAGCTGGATTCTTAGTTGATAACTTTAGTACTCAATTATTGTCAGATGTTAATAATCCAGACTATGCTGCTGCGATGGATCCTCTTTACAGAGAATTGCATCCTACTTTCAGAGAAGATAATATTCGTTTAATATTCGATTCAGACAACTCGACTGGAGTTGTAAAAAGAGGTGATAATATATATCTCGAGTATACTGAAACGGAATACATAGATCAATCAGTCGTGAGTCAAGCAGAGCAAATCAATCCTTTCTCAGTGGTAACATATGAAGGAAACGTTACTCTTTCGCCATCATCAGATGAGTGGAGAGAAACTGAATACACAGACAAGAAAATTATCGATAATGGTTCTGCATTAAACACAAAGCAAGCTCAATTATGGAACAATCACAATTGGAGTTGGGGTGGAGTAAATATTAATGATTTAGATGTTGGAAGCAAAACGCAATCAATAACTACTCAAGATAATTCAACTAAGAAAACAACCGTTGTAAATAAAGTTGTTTCAGAAGAGACAGTGCTTGACTATATTCAAGATGTTGTATTATACACAACACTTATTCCATATATGAGATCAAAGAAGGTATTTTTCAAAGCAGCGGGTGTTACACCTAATCAACAATTCTTTGCTTTCTTTGATAATACACCAGTAGCAGATTGGGTAAGAGAAGAAACTTTCCAGTATTATGCTGATAATCCAACTGACTATGGAAACACTCAATTTAATGCAACTGAACATCCTGAGAGTAAAAGTATTCTTACATCAAATGCAAATGGAGAAATAGAAGGTTCGTTCTTTATACCAAATACTGCAGCAATTAAATTTAAAACAGGAACAAGAGAATTTAAACTTCTTAATATTAGTGTTAATAACGAAAATGATGCTACTTCGTTTGCTCGAAATTTATATGTATCTACAGGCTATTTAGATACTACTCAACAAGAGTACTTATCAACTCGAATTCTCTATGTTGAAGGAAAAACTAGCGTAACTTACAAACCTCAGCCAAAACAGAAGAAAGATAAAGATGGTCCTAGCGGTCCTGGTCAGCCGCTCAACCCCTATAGTAAAGTATGGTCACCAAATAAACATGCAGGTTTTTCTTCTGGAAGGTGGACGTGATCATGATCACACTCACCTGCTAAAAATAAATAAAGTGCAGAAATTGTTAGGTCGTTAAGAGGAAGATAATTATGACAACATCATTAGGATATAGAACAGAAAAACACCCGATAGCTCAATCATTTTATGTGCCTGAAGTAGAAGGTATTTTTATTACAAAAATACAATTATATTTTCAAGCATCTGATGCATCATTTCCTGTTCATTTACAATTAAGACCTGTGATAAACGGGGTTCCAGCTGAAGCTGATATTATACCGGGCACTGTCGTGACAATACCAGGATCTTCTGTTAATACTTCAGCTGATGCTACTTCAGCTACAACTTTTACTTTTCCAGAGCCGGTGTTTCTTTCTGGTGAAACGGATTACTCGATTGTTGTACATGCAGATTCAAAAGATTATTTTATCTACATGGCAGAAATTAATGAATTTATTCTTAACTCTACAGAAAAAAGAGTTGATAAACAAGCGAACTCAGGATCTTTATTCGCATCTCAAAATGGAGTAACATGGACTCCAGTTCAAGAAAAAGATTTAATGTTTAAAATCTTTAGAGCTAATTTTACTCCTGGAATTTCTCAAGCATATTTTTATAATGCGTCTTTATCAAAGAGATTGCTTAATTTAAATCCTATTACTGCTACAAGCGGAAGTGCTACTGTAACAGTTGCTCATCGCCATCATGGTTTAAGTGTAGGTGATACAGTAACAATTAGTGGAGCAACTGCAACTGGCGGAATATCTGCTTCTAATATAAACGGCGATCGATCTATCACTGCTCGAGACTGGACAGGATATCAGTTCACTGCAGGTGGAACTGCTACTTCAAATCAGATAGGCGGAGGCAATGCAGTATTAGCGACTAAGAATATTCCTTACACCACATTATATCCTAATATAATGTGTTTAGAACCAAGTAATACTGGTATAAATCCTGGTGTCAAAAGCGTTATAGGTCCAGCTCTTGCTTCAAATAAAGCTAATTTATACACTAAATTGACTGAATATTCCGGAATCATTAAAAATGAAAATAACTTTGCTGACCAAACATATGTTGTTATGGCTGACTCCTTAGAAGATGATAATTTATTAGCTAATGAAAAATCATTAGATGTAAATATACAAATGTTCACTACTAGTAATTTAGTGTCTCCAGTTATTGATACACAAAGACTTTCGGCTACACTAATCGATCCTATTATCGATAATCAATCAAGTGCAGCTGATGCGATTAATTATGTCGCCGAGACAAATGCAACTGGAGGAAGTTCTGGTTCTAAGCATATTACTCGAGTCATTGAACTTGAATCTTCGGCTAACGGTTTAAAAATACTCGTAGCAGCAAACAGGCCTTCAGTGGCTAGCTTTGATGTTTATTATCGAGTGGCTGAAGGCGATGAAATAATTACAGATAAAGATTTTACACTGCAAGCTGTCGAAGAGAATCGGCCGTCTGATGAAAACTCGAATGTATTCAGAGATTATGAATATCTTGTTGGTGGCATTGGCGGATTAGGAAATCGTTTTGACAAATTTCAAGTCAAGATTGTATTTAAATCAACAAACGCTGCTAAGCATCCTGTACTAAAAGATCTGAGGATCATTGCACTAGGAACATAAAATGAGTAAAGTGAAAGTTGAAGGCTACAGTGATTATGTACGAGATGCTCGAACTGGAGCAGTATTAAATAATAATGCAAATAAAATTGAACAAGCAGTAGCTCGAAAAATGCATTGGAAAAAACAACAAGAAGAACATAGCAATCTTGTTGAAGATGTAGATGGTTTAAAAAAAGAAATTGGTGAGATTAAAAATCTCCTTAACAAAATAGTAGAGAGACTATAATGGCAAAAGTTAGAGTTAATATTACAGATACTATTACTCAATGGGTGAGTAAAACAAATCTACTTGCAGATGATATCGGAGATCTTAGTTTAATAACGGGTAGAGAAGATTCTGACATTGTCGGAGCTCTAAATCAAATAACCGATTCAATAGGAGCCGGTGGATTAAATACGACAGCTTCTACTTTAATAGGTGCTATTAACGAACACGAGACTGACATAGGTAATATGACATTTACTGGTCTGTCAGCGACTAACATATCAGCTGCGATTAGAGAAACAATCACTGAACTCGGTGATGTTACGACTCTTACTACTTCAGCTTCGACAGCTGCGACTGCGATTAATGAACTTGATGCTGAGTTAGGAACAATCACAGCTGGTGCTATGGGTACTACAGCTTCTACAGTTTCAGGTGCTATTGCTGAATTAGAAACAGAAATCGATACTCTTAACACATATGTAGAACCTACACAATCTCTTAATACTTCGGCTACTACTTTGGGTGATGCAGTTAACGAACTACATGGCGAGATCAACACTAATACAACTAATATTGGTACAATAGGATCACTAACTACGACTGCATCAAATCTTTCTGCAGCTGTTAACGAGCTTGATGCTGACATTACAACAATTAACGATTCGATAGGAACTGGTGGATTAAATACAACTGCACAAACTCTTGTTGCTGCGATTAACGAACATG